TATCTGAAGGATCAATATACCCGGCATCGTATTCAATAAGAATTCCCTTCTTACCCACATCATTTAATCCTAATATTCTGTTTTGGTTCATATTAAAAGTTTTCTATATAAATATTAAACTTTCTCTATTTTTACCTTTGGTTTTTTTATATTCCCATTTTTTGTCAAATAAAATTTAAAATATTCATTTTTATTTAATACATCGTCGTAAATTCCTTTGATAATACTTTTTAACTTTCTTTTTAATTTTATATCTTTGAAATCCACCTCGTCTATTAAAAATAGATTTATCTCAAGATTTAAGAATGATTTTTTCTTCATATGTAAACCACTTGTTCTTAAGTCCATATCAATAATAAATTTATCATCAAATAGTGTCTTATCTATGTTATCATACACTGAATGTTTAATTGATCTACTCATATTCTGTGTGATTCTCACCCAATTTTCATAATCTTCTTTTGGTTCTGCCCAAGTTTGTAAATTAAGATAAAGTGATTTAAATTCTTTTGAATCTACCGTCCCATAGATTACTTTTGATGTTCTAAAACCATTAATTTTTGCGGTTTTCCCTTTTTTCATAAATATTTCTCATACTGTCTCGTTTATTTTATTAAAAAATAAGTAATTTTGAGATATATATCAAATATGAATAAATCGTTAAAAAAATGTAATGTTAATAGTTAAGGTGAATAAGAATGGGGAAATTGAGAAAGCCCTTAAAGAACTAAAAAGTAAGATTATTAAGACCCGTCAAAATTCCTTTCTTAATAGTAGAAAAGAATTTAAAAAGAAGTCAATCACTAAAAGAGATGTTAAGAAAAGAGCTATTTATCGTCAACAATTTATGAACGATTAAAGATTCTCATTTAATTTTCGTAACTTAAAATATCCAACTTTATCAAAAGATTCGTCTTGAATTTTTTGTATTGTTTCGTCTATTCTATTAGTTACCTCATTATCTTGCTCTCCTTCTTGTAGTGTTTCTAATTTAGAGATTACTTTTCCTTTTAGGATGAAGTAGGACTCCTTTATAGTTTCATCGTCTGAAGATAAAAGTTTCTTTAATTCGGTTTTATCCGATTCGGTTAAACTTTCAATATAATTTGATGCCGTTTTATTTGCAACATTAACCATAGTTTTTATTGGAACATTAACGATTTCTTTTTCTTTCTTTGGTTCCGTTTTTAGGTTTTCTAAAATTGTGTTTTTACTTTTAATTTTAGATTCTAAATTCGTCACATTGTTAGAGAATAAATCATCAACCAATGTGTAAGTATTCTCACACTGAATATGTCCCACCCACATTTGAATTTCTTTCAATTCTTTAGGGTTAATTTTATTGATTAAGTTTTCATAAACAATTACGCTTTGATTCACAAATTCACCTGCAACGGACTCATTAAGTCCTTTATTGGAATTTAATTCATCGTATAAGTAGAACACTCTACTAATGTTTTTATTTTTAAGAACTAACTCGTTAAAAATAAACATATTATTTTTCATTGACTCATTTTTATATGATTCAATTAACATATTTTCTATCTGTGATTTTAATAAACCAAATTTCATAATCGTTTTTATTTATAAATATCAATCTCTTAACAATTTGCTCAATGCATCTTCCATTGAACCTAAAGAATTTCTCGCTTTACCTAAATCAATGTAAGAATCCTCGTGGAAATCGTCACTTTCTAACAAAATATTTAAATTATTTTTTTCTTTATTTTCCGGTAATGGTGGTGGTGCTTCACCCCCTAAATCAGAACCTCCCCCCATATCAGGACCCATAGGTGGCATTCCTCCTCCCATAGGTGGTTCACCTCCTTCAGCTGGTGGTGCTACCGCATTTTGAGTTGATCCTGATTTAGTTTTATATAATTTATCAACAGTATCAAACATACCTGTATGTGTGATTATTGTTGGGGTATTAGTAAGTTCTGCGGCAACCGCTCTTTCTAATCTAATTTGTTGAACATCCAATTTAATATCTTCATCAGAGAATCCAAAAATGTGTTTTTTAGCCCAAGTTGAGGATGTTGGTTGGATTGTGTTAGGGATTTCAGTAACCAAATCTTTATATAAAAGAACTTTTTCTTTCCACACATCAATCATCAATAGATCTGCTTGTTTGGATGGATTTGTAAGTCCTAATGTAAAGTTTTGTAATTCATCCTCAAATCCTAATAAGTATAGGTGAATGATTGCAATTTTATTCATTTCGGCAATCATACTTTTTTGTATCTTATGAATAGTTCTTGCAAAACGAATATCTTGTAATGATAGATTCTTACCATCGCCAACAACTTCCTCAAATCCTAAATATGCTTTAGGTACTCTTAATGCGGTTACTAATTTCTTTTGGATATATTCAATATCCGCAATTTCAGATAAGTTTTGAGCTCCTGCTAATGTCTCAATTGGCATTGTTTGTGCCGGGTCTCTTACAGGGACAAAATAATCTTGATCTACCGCCATTTGGTTAAATCTCATATCAACATTACCTGTTTTTGAATCCACCACTTGATCTCGTTTGAATTTGTTTGCAACACGTTGTACATATGGTTCAACATCTTTATCATCCATATTACCAACAAACACCTTAAATACTCTTCGTTCAGGAGCTCTTGATGTACGATAAATTAACATTGCATCTTCAGATAATAATAATTGTTTCCATATACGTCTTGCCTTTTCTAACATAGAAGTACCGTAAGGAAGTTTTCTATCATCACCCAATAATCTAAAGTGAGCAATCTCCCAAGAGTTAAATTCCATATCTTTAATTTTCCAATGGAATCTTAAACCTTTTGATTTTGGGTCAACTTCAGCATTTACCGATTTTGCAGCCATACCCCTCTCTAACCTTTCAATTTCAATATTAGGTAATTGCATACAACCAACAATACCCTTCTCAGGGTCAAGTTTTAAATAAACAAAATTGTCACCATATTTACAAGTATTTCTTGTCCACATAGCAAGATTGGTGTTAATATCTAAAATATTATTAAATAAATCTGCTAATATTCCTTTTATTCTTTTTGATTCAGAATATATCTGTAATATATAACCATCTTGATCTGCGGTAGTTGATTCTTCAGAATAGATATCCAAGGCAGTAGAAATTTCAGGAGTAAACTCCATTGATTCATAATCATAAAATGATGCTAATCTTGTTGGTTCATAATAAACCGCTTGTGTGTATAAGTTATTCTCAATCTTTGCCCATTGTCCCGACAGGTACATTGATTGTTGAGTTTGTAATTTCTCAAGTTCGTATTCTTTCTTATCTGTGGTTCTTAATAACTCTGTTTTATCAAGTTTGTATGTTGGTAAATCTTGACCTAATAAAGAATTCGGACCAAATGCTTGAGATAATCTTTGCCAAATAGTTAGATTATTTTGATTTTGTTCCATATTGACTATTTAATTTTATTTATATAATTTTAATCACTTTTATTTATAAGTATAGAATTAGTTATTAGATGTGTTTCCCGAACTTGATATTTGTTCATTATACGACTCGGGCAATGAACCTTTTTTATTTGAGAAAGTTATCTCAAATTTTTTAGCACTTAAAATAGGTTGTCCCGGTACTATCAATGCACTACCCGCGATAATCTTACCTGATCTTTTTCTACTTGATAATCCCATACTATATTTTATTATAAATATTATCTACTCCCAAATAACCACCCATAGGTTTCATAATCCTTTCTACTTGCACTTGAATTGTCTCTAAACCTATCTTGATTCATATGTGGAATTACGGGGTTAAAATCTATTATATTTTTAACTGATTCATTATTACTTACCGTCCAAGAATCCAACATCGCCTTTGTTTGTTCGGTTACCTTTTCCAAACTTGAAAACGAAGATTCTCCAACATACAACGCCATTGCGATTGACATAATTAAATCATCGTGATGTCCTTTTTGGTGATCCGGTCTACCATTAACATAAACAAATGTGTTCATTTCATTGAATAATCTTGAACTATACATTCTAAACTTATGTCTCATTCCTTCCTCAAAAGCCGCAATGATTTGAACCCTTTTGTTGTTGAAGTTAATACCGGGGATTTTATCAAGTGACTTTGGATTGTATTTCCAAGTATTGTTTAAATCAACCCCGTCAACATACATATTTTTATATCCAAGTTCTTGTAGTTTTCTTGATGTTGCAATACCCATTCCACCTGTGATATCTACCACAATAAATGCAGAATACATATTACCCCATTTATAGGCAACTTCCGCTAAAACATCAGGTGGAATTTTTCCAATATATTCCAAAACTTGTTCTCGTTCATCAAAATCAATTATTTGTATTGTTGAAAAATCCTCACTGTCACCACGAGAAACGTCAACTCCCATTATGTATTTGTGTCCAATTACCGGTTCTTTCCATATCCATAAAGAATTACCCATCATTTTATTTTGGGGTTCTTTAAGCATATTCTCACGAATTGTTTGTAACATTTTTGAATCAAATACATTATCCCCCGATCCAAGGAAGTTACATTCTAACTCTTGAGAAACTTTACGTTTATCGTATTTAAGTTTCTTAACCATTTTTTCAAACCAATCGGAACAAGGTTTATACCCAGTATCCATTATTACTTTAAGGTCATCATAGTTTCTCGTTTCAAATGGAATTCCTTCCCAACTTAATATCTGTTCGTCAGTATATTCTTCTTTATTTAATAGATAATGAATTATATCTTCAGTTTTAACCAAATATAAATCCTTCGTATAACGAGGGTCTCTAAACCAATACATTTCTGTAATTTTAAAGTCATTCATATTTCTTAACGCCTGATCATATATTTCGTAATAGATTGGATCGTATCCATTTGGTGTTGAAACCACAATCACTTTACCCCCTGTGGATAGGGATGCCATACAAGCAGCCCAAAAATCACTGTCTGCCTCAATAAATGCTGCCTCATCAAATATAAGAACCGTAGGTGTAAATCCACGAAGGGCATCCTTTGATGTTGCCACCGCTTTAACCTCACATCCATTGTTTAATTTATAATGTTTTTGTGAATTTTTTTCTGCGGCAAAATCAATTCCCACCCATTTCGGCCATTGTCCAACAAACCCTCTAATTTTATTCGCCATCTCTAACGACGTATCCAATTTGTTGGCAATAATTAGAATTTTTTCAGGTTTGTTTTTTTTAGCGAATGCTAATTTTTTAGACACCCAAGCCGCGGTTACTGTTGATACACCCGCCTGACGGTACTTCAGTGCAATGTTTTCATTGAAGTTTTCATAATCGTCTAACAATGATATCTGATCGGGAAATAATTGTAGTGGAACATATTGTGACACCGTATTATCGTAAGTTTGTAGATATGTTTTTAATGCATATGGAGTGTCCTTCATACATTTGACATACTCCAACATTACTTGTTCTTTAGTAAAAGCCATAAAACTATTTAACTATAAATATCAAAACCCCCAGTTATTTACATAAAAGGGGGTTTTATTAATTATTTAAATATGTTATAGTCCTAATTGTGATAAGATATCATTGTCATCTTCCTCTTCGTCTTCATCCTCATTACCTTTATATTTTTGATAATCAGATTTTGCTCGTTTAAGAATGTCCTCAAATGTTCTTCTCGCTTTGTTATTATCTTCTTCTCTTTCAGACACTACATTTGCCATAATTTCTTTTAAGAATCTTTCAGCTGGAATACCATAAAGAATCCTTTCAAAGAAAGGAATGTAAACTTTACTTCTTTCGTCTAAAATTAATTCATCAGGTAATAATGTTCTTAATTTTCTAACAAGTTCCGCACCAACTCTAAATTGCATTGGTTCATTAGAAAATACATCCGTTTTACCCATAACATCTTGTGCCATTGACGGATCCATATCTCTCCATTGTTCTCTTGACGCAACTGACGCAAAACCTTTAACTAACTCGTGTAATAAAATTGGGAATATTAAACCATTTGCAACAACAACATCCATTCCTTCACCTTCTTCACCACCTTCTTCATCGTCTTCATCATCACTCTCAACACTAGATGAACCTGCTGCGTTTCCACCCATCATTTCAATTAAATCTTCTTGAGTAAAATACATTAAGTCATTAGCCGACATTATTTTGTTA